GCTGAACTGGCGGAAATACAGCGGCAGTACGTTCGGGATAACCCAGAGAAGGCTAGGGAGAACAAACGGCGTTACCGTGCCGCGCATCGCGAAGAGGAGAAGGCGGCCAGCGCAGCCTATAGGGCTGCACATCCAGAGGAGACACGCCAGGCGCAGCGGAAGTACCATGCGGCCAACCTTGACGAGTGCCGCGAGCGTTCGCGTAGATACCGTCAGGAGCACCTAGAAGAAATGCGGGCGAAGGACCGTGAACGGTATGCACAGAACCGCGAGGCTCAGAAGAAGCGCAAGCTGGACTACTACTACGAGAACCGCGAAGAGATGCTAGAGGCCAACCGGCGGTGGATAGCGGCCAACCCCGAGAAGAACAGAGCACGGTACAGCAGGAGGAGGGCGCTGGTGAAGAACGCGGAAGGGTCGTATACGGCGGAGGATACTGTGGCCCAGTACGAGAGGCAGAAGGGCAAGTGCTTCTATTGCGGTGTTGATGTGGGTGACGATTATCACGTCGACCACGTTGTGCCTTTGTCTAAGGGTGGCACTAACGGGCCGGAGAACTTGGTGGTGGCATGTCCTCACTGCAACCTGAGCAAGTACGCCAAGCACCCAATGGAGTTTGCCGGGATGCTGCTATGACCGGCAACTGCCTAATTTGTGGGAAATGGGGGGATAGGCTGGATCGCCACCATTTTCCTCGATCCGTTGGAGCCGGCAGAAACCGTAAGAATGACGACGGCCTGACAGTACCGCTATGCCGGGTATGCCACACACAAGCACATGCCGGCCACCACACCGACAGGCTAATCCAGCAGGCGCCGGGTTATTGGGAGTCCGTTGGTGAGGACTATGAGCAGGTATTCGATACTTGGCTGGCTAGACGACGATTGAGGGAGGCAGGTAATGAGCAAGGCTAAGGAAACTGCCCTAGAGGAGATATGGCACGCGATTGCGGATTTGATGACCAGCAAAGAAGACCTGTATGAATCGGCGTTGGGCAAAGGGGCGCAGCGCTCAGAGTTGGAAGAGGAGTCCAACTACCTGTACAAGTGGCTCTTGTGGGTGGAGGCAGAGCTGAAGACGATTAGGGAGGACTGATGAGAAGTAAAAAGCGCTGGCGGCACTACTGCGACTACTGCAAGAAGAGCGGTGCCCAAGGACCGACCATGGAAAGGCACGAGGCGCACTGTACCCTGAACCCGCAGCGCGGATGCCGGATGTGTGAGGCAGCGGGACTAGAGCAGCAGCCCATGGAGGATCTCATCGAGGCGCTGGATAACGGCAGGGCGTTGGGCGACTGCGATGCAGAGGGGATGAAGGAACTACGCAAACTGGCGCAGGGTTGCCCGGCATGTATGTTGGCGGCTATTCGTATTCGGCATGCAGGCGGTCCAGGGGCACAGGAGACATGGGATTTCGACTTCAGGCAGGAGGCCAACAGGTTCTGGGCCAGGTTGAATGAGGAGGGAGAATAATGGATGAGGTAACTCTGCACCCGTTTACTCTGTACTTCAGCGATGAGGATGCACAGTGGATACGGGAGAGGGCTCGTGTGGAGAGGCGCGAACTCGAAGGGACGATCCTGAAGGCGCTGGAGGGCACGGAGATGTCTCAACCTATCCAAGGCACAGTAGAGCATACGTGGGAGTCAGCGGCGTACGATGTCACTAAGGAGGAAGTGCTGTATGCGCTTGAGGACGCTTACTATCAGCGGCAAAACTGGATGGAACTGGTGAGGAAGGTGCTGGTGAAGGCTGGGCGGAGGTCGTCATGAGTGATTCAGCTATCGAGGAGGCAGCAATGGATAACGAACACACCATCGCACAGTTCTACGGATCAATCCCACCGATAGCATCGGCTTGCAATCTCGGGGGAGATGGCGCGGCCAGGCTGAAGATCGACGTGCCGGAGAGCGATCTGCCTGAAGTGCTCAAGTTCATGGCACTGGGACGGGAGCAGTTGCTACGAATCACCGTGGAGCTGGCCGATGAGTGAATGCCCCCATACGCGATTGGTGGTGCACCCATGCTAAATCATACCAGTGAGGCGAACGCGCACGATGTAGGGGCACTCAGTCAAGGCTGTGCCGATTCTAGTGAGAGGAAGCGATGATAGTATGCAGCGTATGGTAGATAAGGCCAGACTCGTAACGGCTGTGTCCCTGGTTGTAGTTGTGGCTACCTTGGCGATAGTCACCATTATGTACCAATTCGGGCTAGGCTTGGTTGGCTGCTGGATGTCCGCAGTAGTGGTGTCTGTCGCGGGTTGGTTCGTCCTTGGCACTATTGACGACTATGAGAGGAAGCGATAATGGAATCAGTCGAACCGCAAACAGATATCCTTGAGCTACATCTGGGGTACATGGAGATCCAGTACATGAGGCGTAGGGCACAGCGTGAGCGGCGTACTGTGGAGGATATGATTGCTCACGCGCTGTATGGGGAATCACCGCCTAGCGATGGCGAGGAAGCGATGTATGAGCCACAACATACGATCACGATCACGACAGACCACCTAGTTGACAAGGACGTGGCAGTTTTGGTGCAGGGGCTGACGGATGGAATCGCCAGCATGGTAGAGGACGAGAAGGGAGGTGGACAATGAAGGCATGTACTCAGTGTGGAAAGGACAAACCTGTAGAAGACTACGCTCGTAGCAAGCATACCGACGATGGCCTGCGACCAATGTGCGAGGATTGTCTCGTGGGCCGCAGAAACAGCTTGGAAGAGAATGATGTAAAGTGCAGCAAGTGTGGCAAGCGACTGAACCATTACAACACCGGAGAGCTTGGAGATCAGGCGATCTGCCACCCATGTCAGACGGGCTTGGTCGGCGAGATCCCTGCTTGGCTGGTGGATTTCGCTGATAGCGCGGATAACAGGCAGCAGATCGCGACCTTAGCTCAGATGTGGTCCGACCACCGAGGAATCAAATGGTTGAACAGATGACGACCGAGAGGGGGGAACGGAGAATGAAGCAGCCTACAGTACGCATCGAAGAACAAGGACTAGTCGTGGTAATACCGGCCTGGCAGAACTACTTAGAGAATGTGACGCTACGGCGTATCCAGGATCTCCAGGTGAAGAATGTGGTGTTAGCGAAGGATAAAGAGTATCTGCTAGGTGTGGTTAGTGAATTGAGTGCAGCGCTACAGAGGGATGATACAAAGAACGAGTGGGCACGGGAGAAGCGCAGGCAGGAGATACAGACCGAGATCGTCAACCAGCGTTGGTTGGAGTGGATGAAGCATAAGGACGTAGCATGACAGGGGGGGAGGGCCACCCGACTCTGGGCGATCGACATATATTCCGCTCTCACGAGCATCTGGCCGCAAGCCTGGATCAGTACGCCACGATTCAGGGCCGACCGAAGTGTGCGAAGATCGGAGAAAACTTAGGTGGCGACGATGGCGATGGTGACAGATACGATGCTATCTTGCGAGCCAATACGGCTGTTGATGTGTGTATGAGCGAGCTGCGGCATAGGCATAGGCTCAGCTATCGGCTGTTGGACGGTTACTACCGGCGGGGTATGCACGAGGAAGCAGATGGTTGGATGCGGGCCCTGAAGTCTGCGGGGATGGCGCAGCAGCCCAGGACCACAAGAGAGCGACAGCTGATGTCGGATGTGTTCGAGGAGCTACTGGTGGAGGCCACACATGCGCTGCTTCATGCTCAGATAAAGCGGGCGACTTGACACCGGGGGTATGGTCAGATATGATGTAACTGCGCCAACTGGCGTTGTGCGCCCAAAAATGGGAGGGTTTGCAATGAGCGGACAGTTCACACTGAAGCAGGTAAAGCAGGCCGGGAGATTCGCTCTGGCCTACAATGACTCCATGTACGTGCCGGGACATGGGACCTTCGTGATGGAGACGGCTATTGTGGCTGAGATAGGCAATGGTTACGACGACATTGGGAGCCCTGTGGAGTCTGAGTTCAAGGAGGGTACAGCGGTCAAGGTGGGGGACGGCAACTTCGGGAGCGACATCTACTCTCGCTGCATGGGACTGATTAAGTCTGATGAGATTTTCATGGATGATGAACGCATATGGCAGCATTTACCCGGCTGTGATTGCGAGCTCTGCACTTAGCCGATTCTCCTACATCAGAGTGCCGACAACGGAGGCCAGGCGCCTTCAATCGGGGGGTATGTCGTGAGCAAAAAACCTTACAAGTTTACCGCCCCAAAAAGGGAAGAGTATCTGTCGCTGATATCCGAGGATGGCCTCGGTCGGCATCGGGCCGCCAAGCAGGTGGGGGTTAGCCCTCCCACGGTCGTGTCCTATGCCAAGGACCATCCGGAGTTTGCTGAAGCTCGGGACCGAGCTGAGATGGAAGCTAATGAGCAGGTGGAGAACGCACTCTTCAATGCGGCTAAATCAGGACATGTGACAGCCTGCCAGGTTTGGCTGTATAACCGGATGCCTGATAGGTGGAGCGATAAGCGGCAAACTAGTAACATCGACACCTCGGCAGTTGTCGCTTGGCTGGACACAATGAAGGCTCAGTAGTGGCCTCCATCCTGGCGGATGCTCAACTGACCGCCAAGCAGCGCGATTCCCTACTAGCCGCCGATGCCCGGTATAACATCTGGGACGGGTCAGTGCGAAGTGGTAAGTCTGTGGTGGCTGATGTGGCATGGATAGACTACGTGCTAAGGCAGGCTCCACCTGGAGACCTCTTGCTGGTGGGGCGCACACAGGACACGGTAGTCAGGAACGTGGTCAACGAGATATGTGGCTTTGTAGGCGAAGCTCACGCTAGATATAAGCAAGGTGAGCTGACCCTATTCGGCAGACGGATATACGTCATCGGGGCCAACGACGAGACGGCAGTGACCAAGATCCAAGGCATGACCCTGGCCGGCGGTTATGTCGATGAGGCTTCTACCATACCCGAGAGCTTCTGGGACATGCTTACCTCACGGTTCTCGGTCAAGGGCGCAAGGCTATTCGCCACCACCAACCCGGATACACCGGCGCATTGGTTGAAGACCAAGTACCTGGACCGGGCTAACGACCCTGGAGCACACCTCAAGCGGTTCCAGTTCCACATCGACGACAACACCTTCCTCGATCCGGAGTTCGTCAAGCACCTGAAGCACATGCACACCGGGCTCTGGTACAAACGCTACATCGAGGGCGAGTGGGTGATTGCAGCTGGAGCCATCTATACCGACTGGGACCCGGCCAGGCATGTCGTCCATGAGATGCCGGCTATCTCACGCTTGATAAGTATGGGCGTGGATTATGGGACAACTAACGCAACCGCCGGGCTACTGATAGGGATATCCGCAGAGTCGCCGGCAAGGCTCGTGGTTGTGGATGAGTGGGCGCCGCCGACCATGACGGACTCGGGGCTGTCCGCAGACTACCGTAAGTGGATAGGGAGCAGACACCCGGAGTGGGTGTGCGTAGACCCTTCCGCTGCGTCCTTCAAGATGCAGCTGTTCGCTGACGGAGTCTCAAGCGTCACCGATGGCACCAATGCGGTGGTCGGTGGTATCCGTACCGTGGCATCTCTGTTGGCGACGGACAGACTGGTCGTCTCGGATAAGTGTGTGAACTTAATCAAGGAGATACCGGCTTATGCTTGGGACCCTAAGGCTACGGCCAAAGGGCAGGACGCGCCCATCAAACTACAGGACCACTTCTGTGACGCGCTTAGGTATAGCCTAGCGACCACCCGACAGCTCTGGGGGATGGAAGTCCCCGTGACTATGAAGGAGGCAGCGTAGATGAGTCTTCCACAAGGCGGCCCATGGCCTCCAAGCCCTCACGGCGTAGCACTACAGCAAATGGCGCTGTGGAGCGCGTGGTGGATAGGCGACCCCGAAGGGCTATCTAGCGTCTACGGCGCTGTTGGCGGCGGTGCAACATCCGACTTCTTCGCGAACAGACAGGGCGGGGTTATACCTACCCTTGCAAGGTTCTTCTGGGGGCGTCCGTCAGCAACGGGGCAACGCAAGACCCGGCTGCACGTACCCTTGGCTGCGGACATAGCCACCGCAAGCGCAGACCTGTTGTTCTCCGAGCCGCCTCAGTTCATTGTGGAAGGCAACGCCAACGCTGAGGCCAGGGCTGATGAGATCATGAATGTGGGCACGCTGCACAGTGAGCTACTTGAAGCCGCGGAGGCTTGCTCGGCTCTAGGCGGTGGTTGGCTGAGACTGGTCTGGGACACAGACGTCGCCGATCATGTGATGCTGGACACCGTACCTGCTGACTCAGCTATCGGCGAGTGGCGCTGGGGGCATCTGAGCGCGGTGACGTTCTTCACGGAGACTCGCAATGATAAGACAGTGACACGACACCTTGAGAGACATGAGCCGGGGAGGATACTGCACGGCTTATATAGCGGCGATGACAAGACGCTGGGCCATCCGATGGCTCTGGCTGACCACCCGTCTACTGCGCCGTATGCAGACTTGGTGGATGAAGAGGGCGCTATACCGACGGGCGTCGAGGGACT